ACGACATTCTCGTACCTCCTGACACTCGATGAGTTCAGGCGTACGTTCCCCTCCAACAAGATGCCTTCTTGGGTAAAGATCACGACCATCACGATGATTTCTGGCTTTAGCGAAGAAGTAAAGATTGATATCGAGAAGATCAAGTCTTTATTTGCTGATCCCGATGAGTCTATGAAGAAATTCCAATCGGGAGTTCCGTTCAATTGGAGTCTCAAGACGTCTACGACCTTTTACAACCAGGTCACATTGACGTATACAGATACCTACAGTACGAAGTCTATCAAGATTTTCCCCAATGGTAGCATCCAAGTCGCTGGCTGTTCCGATCTTTTCGACTGTCAACGTATCATCAAGAATCTGAACATATTTTTCAAGGATGTACTCGGCCTTGAAAATGAACTGTCCCCCGAAACCTTCAGGGTGGTGATGATCAATTCAAACTTCAGTTTGAACTATAACGTGAATCTCCACCTCACGGCCCGACACTTTGAGATGTGTGATGATCTCTTCGAGGTATCCTTTGAACCCGATCGTTACTCTGCAGTAAAGATTAAGTTCAAACCCGCAGAAGATATGAAACGTATCACGACGAGTATCTTCAGTACAGGGAAGGTTATTATCACCGGTGCCGAGACACTCAAGGAAATCGCATTTGCCTACAATATCATCAATCACCATATCAATGAATGTCAGAACATCAGGGTGTCACCTACCCAGGTGACCGATGTATTTGATGTTTTCATGGGATACAAATGCCAGGACCTGATCCAGGAACTGAAGAAGAAAGATTTTCATTCATGGACAAAGACAATTGTCAACAACCAAATTAATTTCTAATTTTATATTAAATGTCTCAACGACTTGGTATGGCCGACGGGAGGTGTTTCACCATCAACACTTCCTCGCGACTTTTGAACAATTACATCATGACCAACAATGAAGTCGATTACGTCGACAACTACAAGTACCGCCAACTTCTCCAGAGCAAGGGTCCCGAACTCATCGATGTCGTGACCAACCAACAGGTTGTCGCCGAAGATGGCAACTGCCAAAGGTGTGACAAGCCTCTCCTTAAGGTTGCGGGTATATATTAAAAAAAGTTTAGTTGTGTAAACCAGGGAAATGTCGACGTGTTCTATATGTCTAAACCAGGTTAGGATGACCCGAACCAATCCCCCACTTCGATGTGGACATGTGTTTCACTCAGAATGTATAGAGCAGTGGAAAGAACAAGGTAAGAATACATGTCCAGAATGTCGAAAGGTGTTCGATGTATCCAACTTTAAGGTTACACTGACAGTCGAGAACAATTACAACGCGACATCGAATGTCATATCGATGAATGACGATATGATATTCAACGTGATGGATATCTTTGATATATCATTTGACGTTGAGGATGTCGTTGACCTAGACGCTCTTCTTTCGGATATTGGATCGAGTCTTGCCGACATTGATCCCCTTGTTCTTGACACAGAATGAGCTACAATACGTATTGTAATTTAAACTACCGTAATTTCTACTCGCCTTTCTAGGATCTTTGATGATCTGCCCCTTCGCATCCTTCAACAGGGGACCAGTAGCCCAACCTCGCTTATGACTGAAGACATTCACTCGTATCTTCATAATTTTACCCACAACGACTGTCGGTATTTTACGCGTCGACACCTTGAAGAACTTGGCGATGCTAGTCTTCGTGTCTCCATTCTTCGGTCTATATTCCACCAGGCCATGCTGTTTGTAAAAGTGAAAGTCACCGTTATTGAATGGTGTCATCTTCTTCTTACCAGTCACAAACATCATGACCTTGTAGTACCCCTTCTTGCATCTCGTGTTTCCCCTGACGACGTAGACCTTTTTAGGATTGTCAGAAACGACGCGTTGTGGTAGATTTTTACAGTTCGTGTACGAATGATACCACTTGGAGCGACCACTTCTATCTCCCGGTACACTCTTCTGGTGACGATACTTTTCGTAATCACCGACAGCGTATGCGTAGCAGTTGTTGTTACCTATACCAATCGACGTTCCCCAGTACTTATTCGTGAAGGTGGGTTCAGAACCACTCAATGGCGGCTGACGACGGCTCATTTATATTATGTTCCTATATTATAAATGATCCTTGATATTGCCGCCACAAAAAAGACCGAAGACCGTGTGAAGCTCGTGATACTGTATACAGTCATCATCCTCATCAGCACCTTCCTTCTTCGATTTCTCTGGAACGAATCCCTGGTAAAGCACATCACCGTACTCAAACCTATCAAGTCTCTACTTGACGCTTTTCTTCTTTCGGTTGCTCTGATGGTACTCCGTGGTTGTTAAACCTCCTTGTAGCCAACATGCTTCTCACCCTCTGGAGAAACAATCGTAGGGAACGCATCAACATCTTCGCAGTTACCCTTGTCACAGTCAACAAACGTGAAGGGCTTCTTGACCTTCTTCATATGTTCAAGCTGTTTCCGAGTCCAACCACACCCCATGGTCCCGAAAATAGTCCACCCCTTTTCCCCGGGAGCTACAGCCTGGGTAGCACCAGTCTTCATTAGAATGTAGGCATTGACGAGAATGAGAACGGCGAACGCGATCATAATTATAGTATACGCAGATATTAAAATGTCTTCAACTGTGTTGTCTATGGGAAACAAAAACGCGACGCTCAAATACACCAGGAAAATGCCCCGTGGTGAAGTTGAGCGGATGAAATCGTTCGTCACCAAAGGGGGTGAGAAACTCGTCAAGACTCCGAAGTTTAAAGTACTGTCTATGATCGATGAGGGTACGAAGCGGATCTTCAAGGTCGTGCTCTAACGATACCAGGGCGTTTTTTGGGTTTCGCTTTACCCGCCTTGAGAATTGCGATTGCCCTCGCTTTAGCCGCATCCTTGTTCACTGGTGTTATTGGTTTGCGTGTTTTGATTTTAATGGCAGGTCTAGGCTTGGTCACAGGGATCATCACCGTTTCACCAGTGAAGAAAGGTTTGGACAAAACCTTCTCGAAGCTTAGATTCACAGTTTTGTTACCCCTCAATCGATAGTTCTGGACAACATTCGACCTATTCATGAGATAGTCTTTGGGTAAGAGGTTTTCAATGAAGGTCTTCACGGTGCGTTCGGTCGTTGTCCGTGGCTGACGGAGTAGCTGATTGATCGAGTTCAGGAAAAAGTGTAGGTCGTAATGCTTGTCAGACTTTCTCGAGATACCGATGTTCTTGTAGTTGTTGGCATTGATGAGAGGATTCTTAATTCTCGGGAAGACTGAAAATCCAAAATCAATTATGACAGCTTCAAACCCTGCATTTGAAATCGTAGACCCCGTGATTTTCATATCCTTCACGGGAACTGGCCGAACAAGAATATTTCCACCGTGGAGATCGTGATGACGGAAGCCGGGATATTTCTTCTGGATACGGTAGAGATTATAGATTACCTGGGCCATGACAGATTTTATAGCCGAAAGACTGGGTTGCGTAGCCATCCATTCCCTAAATTCTTTACCGTTCACATATTCGGAATAGAGGATGTCCTTATTGTCACACGTCTTATAGAGGTACATCTTGGGAACTCCGAAGCCCTCCAACTTTTTCGCGATGGTAAATTCCATCTTCGGACTGATTTCATCGAGTGCCGCCTTAAACTTTGCCAATGGTTGACTGTTCGTCTTTTCACTCAGCGAAGGAGTCCTGATTTCCTTGTAGACGATGTACTTTTTACAGTCATCATCAACACACCCACGATACACCTTACCGTATTCACCTTCACCAATCTTTACAGCACCCCTGGTCATGGAACCATTCTTCTTTTTCAACCAAAGATGTGACGCAGGGTCACACGCCTTCTTACCCCTGAGAAGTTTCTTCACCTGGGCGTTCATATTACTAGTACGCGACATATTTTTAGACATTCAAGAGAAGGTTGGTACCTTCTTATCAATGTGTATCTAAAACACGAGTTCGTTCAGGATCATACCCTGTTGACACATGACCAACACCTTGGCGAGGTTCGTCTTCGGTGTATAGTCCCCATAGCCAACACTACTCATCGTCGTGAACGAAAAGTAAAACGGATCGAGGATACTCTCAAACTCGAAATGTTCAGGTTCTAACGAACCATAGATGATCCCGAATAAGAGTGCGATGGTGATAATGTTTTTCATCTATTGTGTGTGTATATTTTTTTTACTCGTCAATTTCGGGCTCTTCGTCAATCTCTACATCGACCGCATCAGGAATATCGAGACCCTGGAAGGCAAACGAGGGAAGCTTCTCGGACTGCTCGAGGAGTACCTGCTGTAGGCGGATCGTCACACCGAACTTGTTATCGATGAACCAGATCTGGTTAAGGTCAATGATAGCCAGCACCTTCTGTCCCTTCTCAATCGTGTCAAGAGAGACGCGTTCACGCTGCATGTTGTACGCCTCGGGGACGAACGATCCATCACTCTTGGTGAGAATCTTGAGCTTCATGGTCGAGGGGTACTGCTCCTTACCCGGGCGAATGATAGGCTTGTAGAGAGCTTCCTTCAGGACAGCGACATTGAACTTCTTACCGAGCCACTCCTTAGAGTTCTCAGCGACAGTGTTGACAACAAGTTCATCGAGCTGAGACATAGCCTCGTGAAACTTAGCCGAATCGGGGTTGTCGGGATCAAAGGAGAGGTCTAGCGAGTAGCTCGTACGCCCAGTGCTCTCATCAGTGTAGGCACTGAGACCGTAGGGGGAACGCATGAAGGGGAGTTGGACGAAGATCTTCTTGTTGTCGCTACTGTTGAGGTAGACAGCCTTTCCTCCGTTCTTGTTCTTACGAAGCTTGGAGAAGGAAATGTTGTTGGCATTGAAATCGGAAAACTTTTGGATGGCAAGCGACATTGTTGGTTGGTTATATATTCTATAGGATTCGAAACTTTAAGTATATTTTTTTCTCCAGGTAAAATAAAATGGGTCTCTTTAAAGATTGTGGATGTGGGTGCAATGGCAAGAAAGGTCAAGAGAAATTTCTCATCTCTCTGATGTCTGCGTTGATTTTCTTCGTCATCGCCAACCCTCAAACGTTTATTCTAATGCGTCGTCTCCTCGGACAATGGGTCGCCGGTCCTAACGGCTGCCCCAAGTTCGGTGGCCTCGTCTTACACACTGTTGTCTTCATGCTGATCGTATGGGGTATCATGCTTCTCAAGAAGGAAGCTCCCCCCGCCAAGGTTGTTGAGGAGGAGGAAGAGTCTGTGATGGTTGTTCCTGTTCCCATGAAGAACGCTCCCCTCCCCCTCCCCGGTATGAAGGAGGAGAAGATCGAGCTTGTTGATTCGGGTATGCAGTTGGAGGGTCTCGATGTGACCGGCTCCTATGATAGCCCCGCGGGACTTTAAAATACCTTGAACAGATCATTTACTTTTTGAATGATGTTCAATAACTCATTCTTACTCTTCACGTCTTCGGGTTTGATGATTTCAAATTCAATTTGATAATCGGTCATGTCTTCAGCATCCAAATCTACTGCATCCCCAGTTGACATCGTTAGATCGATGGAAAGGTTCTTACGGATAAAGGATTGGCGGTGCTTGGTACGCTTCCGGTCCATGTCACTGAAATCATCAATCTCAGTCGGTACCTCCTTACTGAAGGCAATTCGAACATCATAGGGAACACCCTTAATTCGTTTGATGTCCTCTTTGTGGACCGAAGTCTTTTGAACAACCTTCTGATCACCAGAGGTTTCATCGATCGACATACGAATATTGTCTCGATCCCGGTAAAAGACTTCTTCCTGTGTGGTGTAAATCTTTTCCCAACCCTGGTACTTTACCAAGGCTCGGTAGATCTTGTCAAAGGTCTCCTTCCCAACGTTCGTGTCGAAAAGTTTTCCATTAAACTTCCCGAGACGCATTTCAACTTCGATGTTCGGATCATTCTGGTGATCGCCGAACACCTTGTGAATCTTTTTGTGGACCGTTTCAATGTTCATCTTTATTTCTTACAATTCTCAAGATGCGTCTTAGTCTTAAGTGTTTTTTATACAAAAAATGTAATGAAGGGAATACTCAATGTTGGAAACACATGCTACTTCAATACATCTCTTCAATGTCTGGTACACGCACCCATCATAAAATCTATATTTGTTGAGCGAGGGTACAACGGACCATGTTCTTTCACGAAGGGCTTTTCAGAATTCACCAGGAAGTATTGGGATGACACACTCAAAATTACATTCAACGTGAATAGCCTCTTGGAAGAATTTGTCAACAAGTTTCCAAGGTTTGTCATTGGGAGACAACATGATGCACAAGAAGCCATACTCTGTATTATCGACATACTCGAAAATTCGTTGCCAGTGTTGAAGAAGCATTTCTACGGTAAGAAAATTCAGGAGACTATATGGCCCGGCGGAAAGAAATCACACGAAGAGATGTTCAGTATTCACATATTAACTTCAACGTCAACGAGTCTGGGAGAGATGATGAAGAATAGTCTGAAATGGAACGTACTGAATGATTACCAGGATGATGACGGGAAAGTACATCATGTGGCGACGACGAGGTGTCTCTTCTCAGAGTATCCATCTGTATTGATGATATCCTTTGACAAGAGGGGGTATTTCGAAGTGGTCGAGAACATTTCCATCGATGATCATGAATACGAACTCGTGGCATCTGCCATACATATGGGTGTTCAGAGGGGTGGACACTATTTGGCATTTACTAAAACGGACAACCACTGGTATTACAAAGATGATGATGTAGTTAGATCTGAAAAACTACCCATCATGGCTCCACACTATCTACTCATGTACACTTTAAAAACTCATTCATCTTGATATCCTCTTTGATGTTGACGAGTGTCCTATAAAACGTTCTCCGATTGTTGGGATAATTCTTATCTTCGCGTTTCAACAATGGCTTCCACCACATGGGTGCATCATTTTCCATGTACATACATTCCAAGATCGCCCCATCTTCCAAGAGTGGTGTGACAGCCACCTTGTCTGCTGGGATTTCACCTTCCATGTACAACTTCCCCTTATCCTGTACATACAAACGCCACACACCTCGTTCATCCACCTTTGCCAAGAAATCGATAGTGTTCTTCTCTTTGGGTTTCCATTTAAACATCGTCTCGTGAGTACCCATCAAAACCTGTTCGTTGACGGGTGTAAACACAAGACCATCGATTGGCTCCTTGACCGTTGGAAGATAGTCGTTCATGAAATACTTGAATTCCTTCATGACATGAAACTTTTTAATCTTCACCTTGACACGATCAGATTTGAGACCGATGAGTCCCTTGGTCACTCGTTCCATATGATCCAAACGGTCCAAGAAGTTTTGGTGACCCACAATCTTACCTTCAACCATGACGGTATCATAGACTAAGAACGTCTCACCACATAGTTCACCGTCTAAGATCGTCCCATCAAAGATTGACTTCTTGAAATGGAGAGGAACAGAAAACATCTGAAAATTCCGGTTTACGAAAACACAT